CTCCAGGAGCAAATAGTCCTGCTATTTCTACAGTAGCAACAAAGAAAGTAAGTTCTTCTTTAGAGACCTTTTTATCTTTTACTAAAAATATAGCTTTACAGAATAAATCTCAGGCAGATTTTCGTAAGTATATGGAGTATACTTTTAAATTTGGTTTGAATCTACTTAGACAATCTAATTCTACTGCGACACAGTCAGACTTAGTAGAAGGATTTAAAAGAGGATTCAACGTAGAGTATATGGAAGATAAAACCGATGCTCCTTCTGTAGATTTCTCAACCCTTGCTACATACACTAAAGTAAACTTTGTTACAGGCCAAAATCAAAAATTAGATTTTGTTTACATACCACTCGGATTACTACTAGCCTACATAAATAATTCTTGTGTATTTTACGATAAACAAAAAAATAACGTAAGACCTATAATTTATATAGATTTTAACCCTGAGACTAACTTTTGTTTTAGAATGCCTCAGCAGTTTTCTATAGATCCTAGAGTTTGTTTAGTAGATCTAGGCTGTACCGACGAGGACTTTAATATGTTATTTACCTCTAGGAATGTTAACCCTGCTACAATCCCGAACAAGTTTACCCAAGTTACAAATGATTTAACTAATAACGTCTATAATAATCAAGGGCTTGCTGAATACCAGGATTCTAAAGTAAAATCAGGTACTAGAGGTAAGCTAATGAATATATTAGTTAATGTAGATAAGGTTTTAGAAATAGCTGAAAGTTTAAGAGATACTAAAACTTCTAACGTCTATTTAGGTTCTTTTCTAAAAGAGCTACTTGGTCAAATTAGCAAAGCTTTAGGAAGTATAAATAACTTTACGATAGGGTATAATGATGTTTCTAACGTAATAAGGATTTACGACGACCAATTAGTAGACTCTGATTCTGGGCCTGCAGCCAATAACCTACCTACTCTTCCGATTTTCGGACTTTCTTCTATAATGAGGAATTTCTCTTTAAAGACAGAAACTAGTACTCGAATAGGTAGTTTACTAGCTATTACAGCTATGGCTGGGGAAAGACGTCCTGTTGCCGGTAACGAAGATGGATCAGCGTTTACTGCGTTAAACAGTAGACTAAGGGATAGATTAATGCCGGTAAGAGAATCAATTGTAACTGAAGCATCAGGTAGTTTAGAATCTACTAATTCTGAGAACATTGACGGTTTAACGGATTCAGCTAATTTATTTAATAATCATATTAGAAATATTTATGCATTAACTGGATTTAACGTTGGTGACATAGAAACCTGTATTCAGTATTATCCTGAAACATTGAACAGTTTAAAAACTGAACTAGTAAATAAGAATGGAAATAATGTAGTAGAGGCAAACGATGTTACAGCAAGAGGTATACTTCCTCTAGCAGCTAATTTTACATTAGATGGATTAAGCGGTATAAAATTATATCAAGCATTTATATTACCATTAGACAGATTACCTGCCCAATACAAAGAAGGCAATAAAACTAGAATAGGATTTACTGTATACGGACTTTCTCATACTATAGAAAATCAAGAATGGGTCACAGCTGTACGTTCAATGATGATAAATATTCCGTTACAGACCGGACGAGTATCTTCTAGTTTTAGACGTAAAGGAGTTAGAACACCTAGACCGGCTGGGGGCTCAGGAGCTCCTCAACCACCACCTAATGCTGTATCATCTTTTAACTTTACTCTACCTGTATCAAAACCTTACTTTATTAGTAGTTTTATTAATAGAGCTCAAACTAAACAGTATAGAACTCTTGTTAATTTTAGGTCAGCTCACGAAGGTATAGATATTATAGGCCCTAATTTAGGAAATGTAAATACAACATTAAGTAATATACTAGGAGGAAATGGAACTACAGGGGATATGATTTTTGCTATAGGAGATGGAACTGTTACTAGAGCAGGAGCTGTTTCGGGTTTTGGGTACGCAATCTTTATAAATCATGTAGTGAACAGTATTAACTATACTTCGGTATACGGACATATGCCTTTAAAGAGTATTGAAGTAAACGTTAATGAGAAAGTTACTAAAGCCCAACATATAGCTTATATAGGAAACGAAGGAGACTCTAAAGGATACCATTTACATTTTGAATTATGGGAAGGTGATTTTAAAACAGGTAAACTTCTAGACCCTGTAGATTATTTACCTTTCTTCCAATTAGACGGAGGTAATGTAGCCGGACAAGTAATGAACACTAAAATTCAATACAGTTAAAATGAAATACTACCCATCTAGTAGAATCGTTACTGGTTATAAAACTAATGGTACTGAGTTTACAGTAGACGGAGTACCGTATACGGGACCTTACTACAAAACTTTTGATAATAAAGCCCTTGCAGGCTATAACCCTGTTGTCGGTTCAAACAAGCTATTAGTACCGATTAAAATTTTAAACACAGGAACAGACTCAAGTGCCGGGAATACGTTTATTAACTCAGATATAACCGCTTTTAACGAATCAGCAGACTATCTAGCTAGTAGAAAAATTAACCCAGTTGACTTAGGTGAGTTTAAACAGCCAATACCTTATTATCCTAACCCTACTTTAAAAGACTACAGTAAAGGCTTTATTATGAGGTATTTTTGCAAAAAACGAAATTTAGATGGGGGAATAGTTGAAGTGAATAAAGAAACATTTTTATCTTTACAAGACGTAAGTAGCGAATATGACTACATAGCTAACATAGCTATAGATCTCTTCTGGCAAATATCTGGACCATTAAATGATTACGTACAGACTAATGGTGTTAGGGTATCAGGAATTATTGATACAAATAAACGATTAGTAGCGTCTAAGTCCATTAAGTTTAGAGGTTTAGAAGAGTTCATAGGAGGTAACTATACTAAATTTGCTAAGCCTAGATAGTTAAAGTTACTTTTACTAAATTAAGGTTTATGTTCAAAGGTTTTAAATTAATCGGTTATATTCTTACTAAATTAAGGTTCATGTATTATATCGTTGAAACATCAGAACAGTTAGCTAAGTTAAAACCAAGTGAAGACTGTTTTATAGATATTATAACATTAAACGACAATTTCCATCCTGCGATTAATTCTATATCTGTTTTATACTACCATAACAAACAGAAAGGATATATTCTCCCAGTAAATCATTCCGAAGCATTAAGCTTACCTATTCTTGAAATACAAGCTTTTTTAGATAATCACGACAGAGTATTCTGTTTAGATAGTAAACTTGCCAGATACTACATTGCTACTGATAACTTACAAGACCTTTCTCAGATAATGATAGATGAGATATCTAAGTTACCTGATTTATATTGCGATACGAAAATACAAAGAGATCTTTATACTAGGCTTTACCACAAGAAGGACTTAAATAGAGTAATACCTATTTCTAAACTATATGAAAAATCAGAATTTCTTTATGAAAAAGTAAAGCCCTACATGAAGGAAGAAGGGACAGGTTCGGTAGTTAAGAGAATAGAGAAAGTATACAAGAGTATTGAATGTAGAGGAATTAGAGTAGATGAAAAAATATTAGATAAGTACTTTGAAACTAAATGGAAGCCCTACTCTATCCACGATGGATTACTTTATTCGTATTACAACCTACATAACATTACCGGTAGACCTACCAACTCATTTAATACAGTAAATTTTTTAGCATTAAATAAAGATAATGGCTGTAGAGAAGCATTCTTACCTATTAACAACGCATTTGTAGAGTATGACTTTGAAGGATACCACCTTAAATTAATAAGTAAACTTATCCGGTTTGATTTCAACTCATCCGAATCTATACATACAGTTTTAGGTAGGATGTACTTTAACGTAGAGGAACTTACTGAAGATCAATACAAGCAGTCAAAAGAGCTTAGTTTTAAACAGATCTACGGGGGTATCTCCGATGACTATAAGAATATACCATTCTTCAAAAAGATAAGCGCATTCATTGAGCAATTATGGGAGACGTATAGTTTAAATGGGTACCTTGACTTACCTACCGGTAGAAGATTAAGAAGTATAGAGGGAATGTATCCACAGAAGCTTTTTAATTACTATTTACAAAATTGTGAAACAATTAGTAACCTATTTTTACTAGAGAATATACAAGATTATTTGAAAGACAAGAAAAGTTTTATAACTTTAGTGGTGTATGATTCTATTCTTATAGATTTTAATTTTGAAGATGGAAAGGAAGTTTTAACGACGATTAAAGATATCATATACAAAAAAGGCTTAACTAGTAAAGTTAAGTACGGCTCAAATTATAACTCTCTTAAAAAATCACCCTATTTATGATAGTAGAAAAAGAATTCACGTTACAGGAAATTATGAACAAACTGTTCTGTACTTTCTCCCCAAAAGAAGATTTAGATTCAATACTAGAAGGGATAAAGAGCCATTACACTATATTATACGATAAAGTATTCGTTTTAGAATCACCTGATTCAGACGAGTTTTTATGTACGTATAATATTGATCCAAATAATTCCAGTTTCAAGATATTACCTAATACAATCCTTTTACATCGCAAAAAGGAAACTAACACTCTGTACACCATTAACGCTCTTAATCTTTTAATTAAAGAATTAAACGGTGGTGTTTTAGATCCAAATTATCGTGTAGTTTGGCCAGACTTCAAAAATACAGTTTTACTAACACAAGGTCCGGATTTGAGAAAAATCCATACTAAAGTACACAGTATAGTAGAAGCTGTTGTAAAAGCTTAGTATATTTAGTTTTACATTTAAATAATTAGTTATGGATTTATCACAAATCAAATCAAAGCTGTCTTCCTTGCAGACAAGACAAACAGGCCCAAAGAACGATTTAGCAAAAATTATCTGGAAGCCATCTGTTGGTAAACATTCTATTAGAATGATACCTTCTATGTACGATAAAGCTAACCCTTTTAAAGAGATTACTTTTCATTACGGGGTAGGCGCAAAGACTATGATATCTTTGCAGAATTTCGGCGAAAAAGACCCTATAGTTGAATTCGCTAATGAGTTACGTAAAGCTAGTGACCAAGATAGTCGCGATTTAGCTAAAAAACTTAGCCCTAAAATGCGGGTATTTGCACCTATTGTTGTAAGAGGAGAAGAAGATAAAGGAGTAAGGTTATGGGAATTCGGTAAAGAAGTCTACATGGAATTACTTTCTATCGCTGAAGACGAAGACGTACAAGATTATACTGACCCAGTAACAGGTAGAGATTTAACTATCGATACTGTAGGTCCAGATCAATCAGGTAGATCGTTTAATAAGACGACTGTCAGGGTACGTACAAAGACAACTGCCTTGTCTGAGAACTCTCAAGAAGTTCAAAGATGGATGACTGAGCAACCAGAGCCTTTAACCTTGTTTAAAAAGCATTCATACGATGAAATGAAGTCTGCTCTACTTAGCTGGTTAAATCCTGATGA